TATAGGGGACCTCGCAAAGAAGTGGATCACATGGCTAAAAAACCGGACGTAAACCCCAAGCAGCCAAAGGCTTACTGCTCCTCAATGGCGCAGGCTTCGGCATTGATGGGCGTCAACAAGCAGCGCTTGAAAAGCGCCAAGGCGCAGGGCTGCCCTGGCTTCATTGGCAGTCGCGTGTACATGGATGAGGTCCGAGCGTGGCTTGATGCGCAGGCTGCAAAAACTCCCGTGGTGGAGACGGAAGGCGCGGCTCCCGTTCAGCGAGATCTGCGGCAGGAGATTGCCGATCTGAACGCCATGCTCTGCCAGGTGGACCAGACGGCTAAGCAATCGCTGGCCAGCGGTGCCATTCCGACTGCGCTTGAGCTGCTGCAGCAACGCAAGTCGCTGTCCGACCAAAGGAATGCCGCAATGGTGCAGGCTCGTCGACAGGGCAAGACCGAGGACGACAGCATCAGCAGGCAGGAGGTTGAACGGATTGCTCGAGCGTTGACGCACAACGCTGCGCTTGGACTACAGCGGGCTGCGGTCAAGATCGTTGACAAGCTGGATGGGATTACCGATCCAAAATTGCAGCATCCAATCATCGTGGATGTGCTGGCTGTCGACGCTTACCTTGCGCCATTTGAGCAGGCGCTGAATTTGGCGGCTGGCCACGGTCTGCCGGATTGGCTTGTGTCCGCAATTCGGTCTGGCGTTGACCTGCAAGTGGAGGACGCGCCGTGAAGCGCTGGAGGGGCACAGTAAGCTTTTCGGAGCGCTGCGTCACATTGGATGGTCAGCCTTTTGTGATGGCCGACAGACCGTATTTGCGCGCCGTCATTGAGGCTATCGACAGCGGGCTTGGGTCTACGGTCATTGCCATGATGCCGCCTCAGCGTGGCAAGACACTGGTTGGTCAGCTTCGTTTGCTGCGCAACATTGCCATCGAGCCGCGCAGGGCGCTCTGGTACAGCAAGACCCAGATTGATGCGCGGTCTTTGTCAGATGCCAAGCTGAAGCCGCTGATTGAACAGACGCGAGCGGTGCAGGACGTTTCATTCACCGATCCAGACAAGCGTGGCCGAGGGTTGCTGTTCCGGTTCCACACGGGGCCGATTGAGCTTTTGTCCGCTGACGTTCAAAGCCACCGGAACTCGCGCTCAGGATCGGAGATCTACCTGGACGAAGCTTGGCAATACGATCCACGGTGCATTGCGGAGATCTACCGACGCGGTGACGGGTACAAATGGAATCGGCGTCAGGTGATCATGACGACCGGACCGGATGCCGGTCACGAACTGGACGTGCTGTGGGAGTCGTCAACAAAGCACGAATGGCATCTTGCCTGCCCGCATTGTGGTGGGACTTTCGTTCCGCGCCTAACCGAGGAGATGGTGCAGTGGGAAAAGATAGTTGATCCGCAGGGACGCTACTTGGTCGAGCAGGCTGCGGAGACGGTGAAGATGATACCTCCATGCTGCATGCAGGAGATCCGCTGGACTCCTGAGATCCGCAAGCAAATGAACGACGAGGCGCGTGGGGCAGGCTACAAGCCAACAAATGAGCATCCGGCGCCCGCAGTGTTTGGCTACAGGTTCAACGTATTTGCAACAGACGACTGGCGCAGAGTGGTGGCTGAATGGCTGCGCGCCATTAATGCGAAGCGCGGAGGTGATCCGTCGCAAATCCGCGAATTCAAAATCAAGATGCTTTGTGAAGCATGGGATCCGCAACGCGAACGCAAGCCTGTTGGCGAGATTGAGGTTGGACCATACCAGCTCGGAGAAAAATGGGCTGACGAAGGCGTGGACGAGCAGGAAAGGCCATTCCGATTCATGACAGTGGACGTGCAGCGCAACCATTTCTGGGCAACTGTTCGGTCATGGTCGCGTGATGGGAGGTCGCGCTTGGTTGCTCGGTCAAAGCTGCTGACTCCGCACGAAATTGAGGCGATGGCGCGGGACAATGGAGTTCTGCATGGCCAGTGGTTTGAGCAACGCCTTCCCACTGGGCAATGGGTGCAGGTATGCGAGTCTAGGGTGTTTCTGGACTCAAAGTATTCACCAGCTGGACTTGTGCCGCGAATTTGCGCTGAGCACGGGTTTCACGCCTTCTACTCGTACAAACGAAACGCATTCAAGCACTCGGACGGAATCTATCGCATCTACGACGAGGGGAGATATTTGGATCCGTTGTCAGGCACGCACAGGTCAGAGGAGCAGTACGGCAAGCGGGTCCTGCAATTCTACTTTGTTGCTGATGCTGCAAAAGATCGCATGCAGGTGTTGCGTGAAGAGAATGGGTCAGACGGCATCCCAATGTGGACCGCATCCCAGGACTGCGGCGACGAATACAAGATGCAGATGCTCGCAGAACAAAAGGTGAAAGTATTTGGCTCTGACGGTCTTACGTTCACGCATGCATGGAAGAAAGTAGATAAGGACAACCATTATTTTGATTGCGAAACCATGCAGATAGTTTGCGCATCAATGGCGGGACTTTTGGGCGCTGATGAAATAGGCGTTGACAAATAGTTGGCGGATCTATCGCTTGCGCTCGCTTGGCTTACTCCAGCGTACAAGCGGGGATTTATTACGGCTTCACCTTGGCAGAGGTGCAGGCGGAGCTTGCCCGGTACAAGTCTGAGGTCCAGAAGATGGTTGGCGGACCGAGGAACGTGCTTGCTGCGTCGGTGAATGGTAAATCGTTTTCTTATGGTCCGTCTGGATCGCTTTCGCTTGCTCAATGGCAGGCTGAGATTCAGGACGCGCTTTCACAGGTAGACGACAACGTTATTGCGTTGCCGTCTGAATCAAGGGTGAGATTCACATGAGCATCCGCGCAAAACATCAGCGCCGGATGAGGGCGCAGCAAAGCCAGCCGCAGGCTAACGGTGGCTCTCGCCTTGGCTATTCCTGGACTTCCTCGGAATCGCTTTTCCCTTCTCCAGCAGACAGCAATCTGCGTGGATGGCGTCCGTCTTTGGATCGGGACGTTTGGAAGATGCTGCCAAACGCGAAGCACCGAGCCATGATCTCGGATTCGCGCTACGTCTTTGGCGGATCTGGAGCGGTTTCCGGTGCAGTCCGAAAGAAGGCTGACTACGCCATCGGTTGGTCTTGGGCACCGACTTACACGGGGACAAACGAGGCTTTCCGTCAGGTAGCGCAGCCACTGATGGATCGATGGACTCGCCTGTGCGACATGCGTGGCGGAGTGTTTGATTGGAGGCTTGGCCTTCGTTGCGCTTCGATTGCCATCGATCGAGATGGCGATTGTTTCGCGGTCAAAACGATCACGCCAGAAGGCTCTCCTCGTATTCAGTGGCTTGAGGGGCATCGAATCGGTACGCCCACGATTGGCTGGAAGCAGGCTGACACGGTTCCAGATAACGAATACACGCAGGGCTATGTCGGAATGACGATCCTTTCAGGCGTCATCTACGACCAGTTCATGCGTGCGGTCGGTTACAACCTACTGCCGTCTGAGGACGAATCACCCGGTGATGAGCAAGAGTGGAACATCATCCCAGCTTCAGCCGTTGAGTCTTTCTCAGATCCTGATTGGTTCAGCGCTTCTCGAGGCATTCCGTCAATTGTCCGCGCCATTCTCGATTGGTACGACCTAGGGGAAACTCGCGAGGCCGAAAAGATTGCGGTGAAAGCGCACTCCTCACTGGTGATGGTCGAGAAAAACGAGACTGGAAGGCGAGAGATTGGGCGTGAGGCTATTGGATCCGGTGGCCTTCCATCTGCCGGTCGTCAGACTCTTCAAACGCAGATGATTGACAAAGGCTTGATTCGGTACATCAAGTCCAGCGGAGACATCAGTGCTCACGAATCAAACCGTCCAGGCGAAGCTTGGCAGAACTTCATGGACGAGATCACGCGTGGCGCGTTTCTCGGCATGGACATGCCGATTGAATTCGCGTGGAACTCCTCGCAGATCGGTGGCGCTGGAATTAGATCAATGGTTGGCCAGGTTCAGCGTGCAATTGAGAACCGGCAGGCGGTGATGTATAAGCCAGCAATGGCCACGTTTTTGTGGGCGGTCGCAGTCTACATGCAGGGCAAAGCCATCCCGTTTTCGCCTGACTGGTGGAGCTGGGAATTCTCGATGCCTGCCAAATTCTCGGTTGATATGGGACGAGATTCGCAGAATCGACGCGAGGACGTTAAGACTGGCCTCCGTTCATTCTCCGAAGTTGTTGGCGAGGACGGGATTGACCTGCGAGACCACGTAAAGCGACGGATTGCTGACTATTTGCTCGCCAAGCAAGAGGCGGACGCTGCCGGTGTGCCCATGGAATGGGTGCTGAATCCGTCTGCTGTAGTGCCTCCTTCAACCGAAATCACGGTCACAAACGAACGCGCATGACATCTTCCTGGTACAACATCAAAGCCGCAGCCGCTGGAGGCATTTCCGAGGTGTTCGTCTACGGCGAAATTGGCGATTTCGGCATTAGCGCGGAGCGATTCAACCAAGACCTTGCGACGCTCTCTGGCAAAGTGCGCGTTCGCATCAACTCGCTTGGGGGATCAGTGTTTGATGCCGTGGCAATGCACACTTATCTCAAGGGATTGGCAGACGTTGAGACTATTGTGGACGGCATTGCCGCTTCCGCTGCGTCTGTTGTTTTCGCTGCTGGCAAAGTCCGCAAGATGGCCAAGGCAGGCTATCTGATGATCCACAACCCGTGGACGTTTGCTGCTGGCAACGCAGATGATCTCCGTAAGGAAGCCGGATTGTTGGACTCGATCACGGCAACGCTCGTTGGTGTGTATCAGTCTGTCAGCACCGACGACGAAGACACCATTCGCAAGGAAATGGAGGACGAGACTTGGCATTCGTCTGAGACCGCAAAGGCCAAGGGATACGCGACCGAAATCATTGATGCACCGGTTGCCAAGGCATCCATCCCTGCCGGTCGATTTGCCAAGCTGCCGCAAGCTCTCGTTGACGCGATGAACGCGCCGACAAAACAGGAGACCAAACCAGTGAACAAGAAACTGCTCGCCCTTCTGGGCGTGACTGGCACGGAGCGCGAGACGTTTCTCGCAAACTCGGTGCAGGCGCTCGGAGTTACCGAAGACGCCATTGCTCAGGCGGAGAAGGACGGCAAGCCGGACTTCCTTGCAGAGCACATCCAGAACCGCATTACGACCGCTGACAAGCGAGCCGCTGATGCAGAAACCGCCGCCAACGCGCAGGCTGCCACCGCCAAGGCGATTTTGGCCGCGCTTGGCATCAATGAAGCACCTGCTGATCCGCAGGCTGCTGTGGCCGAAATTGTGAAGGCCAAGGCGTCGGCTGAAGCTGCTGAGATTTTGGCTGCTCAAGGTATCCGAAAGCCGCTTGAAACCGCTAAGGCAAGCGCCGCTCCATCGGAGACCATTGAGGAGATCCAAGCCAAGTTTGCGTCCATGCCTTCCGGGCCTGAGCGCTCCGCATTTTTCGCGAAGCACAAGAACATCTTGTTCTGACGCGGGAGAAACGCAGAAACCCACCTAAACAAATATGGCAAACACCATCGCCGGTGCGAATCTCGCCGCAATCGCCGAGATGTCGCTTCAACCGCTGCAATCCGCGCTGCTGCCTTTGCGGGCATTCACGACGGATTTCAGCTCTGACATCGCCCAACGCGGGGCGTCTGTCACCACGCGTTACGCGACCAATCCGACGGCTCAGGACCTGTCCTCGGGCTATACTCGGACTGACACGACGCTGACCGCGATCACGACCACCCTGGACACCTATTACGGTTTTGTCTGGGGCTTTGATGATCTCGAGCGCTCCAAGTCATCGATCAACCTCAACGACACCTTCATCCAGCCCGCTGCCTACGCGATCGCGAAGAAGGTGTTTGGCGATCTTTGGAATCTGGTCAATGACACCAACTACCCGGCGGCGACTGCCACCGAGTTGACTGTCACCGCGGCCAACTTTGACCGTGACGACGTGGCTGACATCGCGCAGCAGTTGACCACGAACGGCGTGTCCAAGAGCGGTCGCTCGCTGATTCTTGCTCCCGGCCATTACGCCGCGCTGGCCAAGGATCTGAACGCCGTCGACAGCGCTGGCCAGTCGATCACCATTGGCGAAAACGTTATCCCGCGCCTGCATGGGTTTGACGTGTACGAGTCGCCTGAGTGCGATGGCAACAGCGTCAACGTGGCTGGTCTTGCAACTGGTCGCCAGGGCATGCTCATGGCTGCCCGCTCGGTTGACATCGCGACCGAAGCCACGCGCATCGTGGACTTCCAGAACGTTGTGCTGCCTGACCTCGGGCTGCCTGTGCAGTTCCGCAAGTGGTACGATCCGAGCACCGGTTACCTCATGTACAGCATGGGTGTGCTTTACGGCGTGAAGTTCGGCATCCCGTCTAGCGGGTTGAAGATCGTCACGGCCTAACCGCAAACGCAAACGGGGTGGCTCCTCCGCATTGGGGCCACCCCACAACCCTTTCTCACATGCTTCCGTCTTTTGTTGTCGCCTATTCCGCAGGAAAACCCGAAGCGCTGTTTGTCGGCATGGATGCTGGCAAGGCCAAGGAGGTGTACTCCGCAAACGTCGAGAATCCGAAATACGACTCGATCCAGCTTTTTGTCCGCCCTGAGTTTACGCGACGCACTCGGCCTGCAAAGCATGTGGCGCGTGAATCAAAGAGCGACTCTCCCAACGTCGATCAACCCAAGCGAAAGGCTAGCAAGTGAGCGCATCATCCTCTACGGCTGCGGCTAATCGTGCCGCCACTCAATCTGCCGGTATTGTCGGCACTGTGTACGAATCCGGGACGACTGCTCGCATTGGCCCGTTTTGCAAGATTACCGTTGTGACTGCGGCTACGTTTTCAGCTTTGTCCTGGGCGAACTTGACCGGATCCACGATCACCGGCGTGGCGTTGCCTGCTGGCACCGTGCTCGAGGGTGACATTGCATCATTTACGCTGACCTCTGGCAGCGTCCTTGCGCAACGCGGAACACTGGCTTGATATGGCTGAGATAAAGGTCACGGCACTAACCCAAATATTTGCTGCCAGCATTGATGCTGCAGCAGATGTTTTGCCGCTGGCCGATGTATCTGCGTCGCAGTCTAAGAAAGTTACTGCGTCTGATTTGGTGCAATCAGTGCTTGAAGCTGGAGTTACAATTCCAGCTCAAGTCACTACTGTTACTTTAGACGGTGGTTCACTTGAAGGAACAACGGTTGTAACTGGGACCTACAAATCAAACGTCAACGAGGCTTTGCTTCGTTCGTGCCGAAAGGCGTCGGCTGGAACAATTACCAAGGGCCAAGTGGTTTACATCACCGGCTCTACCGGATCACACTTGGAGGTGGAGCTTGCGGATGCGGACACAGAAATCACATCCTCAAAAACTTTTGGGGTTGCCGCTGAAACCATCACGGCATCAACGGAAGGTTACGTCATCGTCGAGGGCCTTCTGACTGGCCTGAGTAATCTTCCCACTGCGTCGTTCACGAATGGCGATTCATTATGGCTTTCTTCAACCTCTGGCGGTTGGCAAACAACGCCTCCTGCTGATCCAGCCAACGGCGTCTATCTCGGACGCGTTATCAACGCCAGCAACGGCAACAACGGGTCAGCGTTCATCCGCATTCAGAACGGCTACGAGCTTGATGAATTGCATGACGTAACGATCGCGTCGCCAGTGAACGGTCAATCGCTGCGGTACGATTCCTCAACCCAAATTTGGAAAAACGATCCGAGCATTGACATCAAAGCGTGGGCGGCCTCTGAATCCTACACAGTAACATCAGCAACCCGCGATTCCGACGGCGTGATTACAACCGCCACTGTGTCATGGCCTGACGGTAGCGCGGGCACGTTTACAAGGACCACCAAAAACGCAACATTCCTAACCGTTGACGCATATACGGTGACGCACACAAACTCTGGAAAGATTGCAACGCAAGCCGCAGTTACACGCGATTCAAGCGGAAATGTAACTGCACAACCAGCAATCACCATTTCGTGACATGAGCTTTCTTGATCCGGCGGTTGATCCAGTCATCGCCCGCGGCGTGCAGCGTAGGGCTGGCAACGCCATGGTTTGGTCTACGCTTCCAGCGGGAACCTCAAACATTGTAACCGTTGGCGCGGCAAACACCATCTGCGGTTGGGCCTTCTATGCTGGGACTCCGGGAGCGTCATTCAACAGGCTTGAAATCCCGTTTATCTGCACGCAGGCCGAGTACATCCCGACCGCGTTCCTCGTCCGCATCCGGCACACCAATAAGTCCGGCGCAATCCTAGCAACTGGAACCGCGGCTGTCTCTGCATCGGTCTCCGTCGAGGAAATTGCCGATGTCGTGCTTAGCGCGACGGTGACGACCGCACAGCCGATCTGGGTTGAGATCATCACGGACGGGCGGGTGCAAATGTACAACGTCACCACGTCCGGTGGGGCTGCCGTTTACGCGACGCCGACCTACCCGCAGACGGAGTATTGGACCGACATCAACCAGTCCAACCCAGGCGCATCCGGCGCCTCCGGGTCGCAGCGGCTTTACCAGTTCAACGCATTCTTCGACGACTCCACGGCCTC